GCACCAACCCGAATACTGACCGGCCGGCCCTTCGGGGCCTTTTTTATTGCCTGAGAACGCAGTCGTGACCGTGAACAACCACCGCAGGGGCCGCTCACGCTCACGCTTGACAGTCCCGCGACCACCGTGCTACACTAGACGTATCAACTAAAGGAGCCTATCCATGGGAGTTCTCGCAGACAAGATGGCCGCCCGCCTCGCCGACCTGATCGCCCGATCCGAGGAGACTGACCGCCAGGTCGCCGTCGCTCGGGAGGCCTGCTACGAAGCGATTGCCGAGATCGACCGTCAGCTCAAGGATCTGGACGACTGCTGATCGTGAACAACCACCGCAGGGGCCGCCCACGATCACGAATTGTAACGGCCCTTGCATCCTGACCACAAACCGATTACCATTCAATCAAGCGGGGCAATCCCGCACCACCACTGGAGTTCATCCCATGATCTACACCTCTAACCAAGACTTCGCCACCGGCATGGCTCGCATCACCGCCATGACCCTCCAGGGATCAGACGAACATAAGGCCTGGCGGCACGAGTACTACCGCACTGGCACCAATGATAATCAGCAGGAGTTCGAGGGCTACCTGCATGAAGCCATGGGATACAAGGCAAGCACTGTCAACGACTGGGCCTGATGGAACTACTGCTCGCCGCCTTCCTGCTCTGCGCGATGCCCGTCTGGACAATCAAGCTTCTGAGCTAGTGAGCGTGAACAACCCCACCGCAGGGGCCGCCCACGATCACGCTATAATCTAATCAAACACAGGAGCCAATCCATGCCTCACACAGCCGAAGCCCTTGCGACACAGTACATTTCAGGCGCAGCCGTCGAACCCACTATGCGCGAGTTAATGGATTTCCACGCATGGGTGGATGCCCGGTTCGAGCGGATCGCCCGCTACGTGGAATTCACGCCGGCTGAAATCAGCCCCGAGGAGATGGAGTATCAGTGGGACCTGTTCGGCCGGCTGCGGATTTCCACCGCCCATAATGATCACCCACACTGGGGGCCGGAAATCAACGCTAAATTCCGGGCCGTACACGATTGGGATCACCTGACGTCAGGCTGTGGCTTCGATTTCGCGGGCGAGACCTGTGTTGCGGGCATCGCCATGTCGACGGCCCCTGAATCCATCCGGTGGATCCTGTGGAGTGAGATCGCATTGCAGGCCGCGGCCGCGATCCACACGGGCAAGTTCCAACCTCAGAAGCTTGTTAAGTGATGTGACCGTGAACAACCCCACCGCAGGGGCCGCCCACGATCACACTTCTTTACGCCGCGTCAGCCGCCCCCAGGCGCGCTGTAGGAGCACAGCTACTGCCAGTATAGCACCACCACCTACCACCAGGTAGGAGAGGGGCACCAGGGCAAGGACGAGCCAGGGACAGGCCTTCAGGGTAGCGCTACAAGTACCGGCCAGGGCGGTAGGGTCTAGCACCAGGTCAGTCAGCATAGCACTACGGGTGGGGTGGTACATAGGCAGCGGGGGTGGGGTAGGGTATAGGGGTAGGGTAGCACGGGTGAGCGTGAACAACACCGCAGGGGCCGTCCACGATCACATCCTGCACTCTCAGGCAGCTCTCACCTCAGCCTCTTGCATCCCGCCTCGGCATCGCCTACCTTAGAGACATGGGAGGAGCACCTCCCTCCACCACTACCACCGGTACCAACCAATGACCAAGAAGCAGATCCGTGACCTTCAAGCATTCGCTGTTGAGCTGGCCAGGGAGGGACGCAAGGATGCAGCCAAGGAAGTACTGGCCCTCATCTCTACTGCAGGCTGAGACATGGAGCTAATCATTGTCCCCATCTTCCTTCTTGGCTTTCCTTTCCTATCCTTCTGGATCTTCGAATAGCCAGACCACCACTACCAACCAACAGGAGCTAATCCAATGACCCGCGACGAAATCCTACAGGCCCTCTACCAGACCGGACAACAGGCAGAGAACGCGGAGGACATGGGGGAGCTGTGCTTCCTTGCCGACGTGGCTAACGCCTACCGTACAGCCTACCTGCTGATGACCGAGAAGTCCCACCTGCTGCCCACCCACTAGGCCCTCTCTACTAAGAGAAGCAAGGCCTATGGTGAGCGTGAACAATAGACCGCAGGGCCGTACACGATCACACAACCAGGAGCTGAGAGCAGAGTGCATCGCAGTAGCAGCAGTGACGAGAAGGGGATGGTGGTCATCGAGGAGCAACACTACTGCCATGCCTAACATTTAGGGGGAGAATAAAAAAAATAGAATCCTTGATTTCTTATTTTTCTTCTTTATTGTCTTAGCTTATAGGGCTTAGGATGTTATCACTTAATCTCTTTTATATTGTATTCAGGGCAGAGAGAGAAGCCGAGGTGCCTTCGATGAAATCAAAAACAAAACAATTACCATGCAACCGCAGAGCAGATCTGCCCGTACTGCCAGGCAGGAGCATGCACTCTGTGTGTCAGGGCTGAGGGAAATGAGGGCAGGAGGCGATCGAAGGAGAAGGGAGGGCAAGCCTCTTGGTTTCCACGGTCCTAAAAGGGGAGGGGGTACTCCTAACCCCCCACCCCCGATTCGCCTTTTGCCTGCGCCAGACCGACCCCTCTAGATTTCTGTGGATTTTTCTCAAACAGGTCCTAGTATAAATACCTATCCTGCATTTTGGATCTAGAAAAATTTCAAAAAAAATCCGGTACGGGTATCCTAGTGCTGAACCGAGTACCTGTCAGATGGCTGTTGTTGTGAAGCAGGGGATATGGCCAAACGCTACGTTTCCGTGGTCTGGTGTAAACGCGGGTGATTTTTGGCCTAGTATTGTGGCTGAGATAGACGGATGGATTACTGCTATTAGTGGCAATGCTTCTATTGTTGCCAACGGGATGGTTCCGGTCAAGAAGAGGGATTATTCTAGTAGTACGAATGGTGGGACTACGATGGGTTTTGCTTATGAGTTTCCGGATACGAGCATTGGGTTAAATGCTGATGGGCCTACTTATCCGACGTTGTTGGTTTATGTTACGGAGACGGGTAGTGGTCAGGGTGGATTTGGGGATAAGTACGAAGATAACACTGGTAACAATGGTTATGGTCAGCTGAGTACAACTCCTGGGCATAGGAGCACTCGAAGTATTACCGTTGATGTTGGTTATGATAGACAAGCTATAATAGCTTATGACACTACGGATGGGCAAGAGTTTCTTTCGATTGGGTTGAAGCTTGGGGCGGCCGATGGCGATACTACTAGTTTTCTAGTTGCTAAGGACATGGATGGGCGTTGGCTATTTGGCGTAAAGGACATAGGTTTTGTTTATGATAATGTTCTAGGTTTTTGGACAGGAGAAATCGGGCCCTATGATACTGATCCTGTTTTGTTTGAATCTAGTAATAGCCTGCGGCCTTATAGGATATATCCCGTTGGCACTACTGGTGCTAGCAATAGGCCTGGGTACGATTATGAAATCCAAGGGGCCTGGTATACGAAAAATCCTGCGCTGTATTCAGGGTTAAGTGTTAGTGCTAGCTATGGGGATTATATCTTTGTTAATGGTGGCACAGAGACGATTACTGTTCTGGGGTACCAAGGTCATTCAGTGAGGATACCGGTCTGATGGCTTTTGTTACTTACGTTGCAGGCGCTTCTGGTTATGAGGGCACCCTTATGACCAATAAGTTGGTATCTACTGAGGATGAAGTTGCAGTAGATAATAAATTCTACTCCGCTCCTAACACATCATACCGGCGGGGCTCTTACGATCTTTTGCTTTCCCCTATTTTTAATACTAACAATACCCCTGTGTCCGGGTGGGTTACTCTTGGTAGTTTTTCTACTGGTGGCGGTGGTGGATGCGATCGACCTACCACAGGTATGCTTTATCCTCGCAGAGTGGACTAGCTAGATCCCGATGGTGGTGTTTGGTCTAATGTTTCAGCAAAGGCTCTTCAACCAGTCGCGCTCTCTGGGTTCCAGGAGCATGATTGTGCGATTCATGAACGTTCTAGCCTGTTGCTCGTCCATCTCATGATAGAAGCGGGCTAATAGCTGTTTGGAGCCGTCTACAGAGCGACAACGCACGGCCAGGAGCAGGGCTACAGCGTAACGGACCATGGTTGCGTTATCAATCTTCTTCATTTTACCAGCTCCAGGTAAACTAATGTGATCATTAAGATACCGATCATGGCTCTGGATACCTCCGGAAACTGGGAAGCAGGCGATGATCTGCGTATTATCGAAGCTTTAATGCTCCCGTTCGGCACTTACACGCTCGACTGTGTCCAAAAGTGCATGAATGAGCTTGAGGACATGAGTCCTGAGGCAGTTTTACGTGTTCGTGCCCTGCTGGATGAATACGAGTCTGCCAAGGAAGCCGAAAAAGGGTCAAATTTGGCTGATACTGAAGGTAAAACACTAGTTAAGGCTGATGTTCTGGAATGGGAAGTCACTGGAAAAGGTCAACCCAGTGGCTCACAACAGGAAATGAATCGCGCTCGTTACGAAATTGCTCAGTATTTTGCCTTCTGTTCCTGTCTTGGTAATACTCTTCCAGGTGGCGATGGTAGCGGTGGCTACGGTGGTTACGGCTCAGGGCGGCTTATCCGTTCGTGATTGACGTCCCTCCTGGTCATTTTCAGTTTCAAGCCGGTCCAGTTGCCGTTGATTCTAGTCGATTGGCCGAAGAAGCGGGTGGAATGGGACTAGTTTTGTTGTTTATTATACTATTAAAACTCAGCCTCAAGCTGATTGGTAGACTGTAGCCGTACTGTACGGCTTTCAACCATGACTGGACATCCCGAGAATTCTCCTGAGGTCAATAAGCTCATGGAAGAAGTCGCCAAAAGCGAAACCTGCGATGTCTGGTGCAAGGGCTGCCAGGAATGGCGCAAAATGAACGCTGCCTACGCTAAGATTATTGGCACCGGAGAAATCGAAAGCTGCGGCAAGTGCCGGAAATGAGCGAAGAAGACTTCACCGAAATGGGTTTCATGGTCGAATTGACCGATGATGAAGTTCACTTAATGCTTCATTGCGTTAACGAAACTCTAAAACACTGGCCTGGAGCGCCGGCTAGACCACGAGAAGAACAAGAAATGCTCTGGAACCTTAGAGACAATTTCTTCAGGATGACCTTGGAAATGCAATTCGACTCCGAAGCGTAGCGAGCCCGAAGGGCGAGATAGGCTGAAAAAAAAATCGCGCGGCGCATGCCGTGCTTTTTTATGAGCTGGAAACCTAGTGGGATCGCGAGAATCCTGTGGCATCTACCTCTCCCTTGCTCCCGTATCAGAACGGTAGGATCCTGGTGCCCGGAACGGGCTCTGTGACGGTCGTCAATGGCCGCCTGGTGGAGAGCGCGATAGATTCCTACCTCGTACGTCTATTTATCAAAAGAGCCCAATACAGCGGCGTTTCGTCAGGCTCTAAGCCGTTACCCCTGTCTAGCCAGCTCGATGGTCAAATGATGCCTGGTGCCAGCGGTGACCAGTTCTATTACCGCGGGTATGCATTGGACTATACCACTGTGCCCGCAGATTACGACTTTGAAGCCAACGACGAGACGGGGTTCACCTGGACTCAAGTCACAACACAGTTCGAGTGGCTGGCTACAGGTACTGAGTGCCGCTTTAAGATCGGTCAAGACCCGATCATGCCAACAGCTCGAATCCAGCGCTCTAGCGGCGTTTTCGGTGGGCTGGGCATCGACGAGATCGTTTATAAAGAAATCGGTGGCGTTGAGATCCAGTTAACCGGCGGCGAGTTGCAGAACTAAGACCAATGGCCTACAACATCAAAGTTAGTAGCAATTTGCAGGATCTTAACGCTCGAATGGCCAAGATTCCCGCAAAAAGCTTCAAGTTCAATGGTAAGCTAGTCATCCCTGAGGTCGAGTTTACGGAAGTTGTTGGAGACTTGCCTGTGGATAAGATGAGGCAATACACTCTTGCAGAGGTTGATCAAGCCCTTGCGCAAGCCCGAGGCGAGATTGCGAACGCCCTTAACGCCGCCATGCGCTCGTCTTCTTGGAGATGGAATGAGGGAGGTTCCAGAGATATTGTCGACACAGGAGCCCTGCAAGCGTCTCTTTCTGTATCTTTTTCAGGCGGTTCCTTCCAGATCAGTTATAGCGAGCCTTACGCAGCACTTATTCACTGGGGCGGCTACATTTCTCCTTACGGAAATCGAAGCGCTCAAAAGGTATACTTGCCGGGCCGCCCCTGGGTGGAGGCCACGGTTATGGGCGGTGGGCCCGTTCCTCAGATTCAGTGGGACATGCTGATTCAGAAATATCTGTAGTTGGTATCCTAGGCGGAATTTTCGCGACAACATGGCCAAGTTTCCTTTTGTTGTAGAGCCTAGAGCTAAGGCTATTACGGAGCGTTTGGGTTCGGAAGATGCGGGATACATCGAAATCAAGCGACAGGGGTATTTGAGTGTTGCTGAGCGTTCCGCTCACCAGCAGATCTCCTCTAATGATGAATCTACTTCCATGATCCTGGGTCTAACCCGCAAGGTCTCGGTTGCTTTTTCTATTGACCTGGAGGCTGCTTATAAGGCAGTTACTGCCGCCCTGACCGGGCGCTACGACATCGACCACGCGGCTGATATCCACGCTGAGTATGCTGAGGACCTTGCGACCATTACGGCCGCCTTGACCTACGCCGACTCTAACCAGCGCCTGATTAAGGCGTATGTCATGCTGGCTCTGCGTATTGACTCTGATATCTCTTACGAGGACATGGCCGAGCTGCATCCTGACCTGCTGGATGCCCTGGCCGCGCTGTTTGACGACGAAGACATCAAGAGCACCGAGAAGCTGACCAGAGCGATGAGAGAAGGTGCCAGCGAGGAGGATGTTCAGGATGAGCGCATCGGAGAGCTGGAGCAGGCCGAAAAAAAGCCTCGGAGCAAGGGCAGGCGGGCCTCGACCTCAGCGAAATCTTCTGGGACCTGAAGCAGATGTTTCCGGGTGATCCAGACTTCACCCTGGAGAACTATCCTCACCTGCCGTACGAGTACGCCGTCTTGGCGTACTTCCAGGGCGGGAAGCAGCAAGCGAAGAAGCTTCACCTGAACGAGCGACCTGTTGCCATGATCTCTGCGATGATGGCAAATCAGAACAGGGATCCAAAGAAAAGAACTACTCCATACAGTATGGAGGATTTTTATCTCTATCAACCTAGGGAAATGAAGGATCTTCCTGCCGCTCGCTACGGATCGGCCGCTATGTCGCTCCTGAAGGAGGGATTATTCCCCTCCTGGGCCCTGTTCTGCTACAAGGAACTGGCGGCTACTGGAGACGCCCCTGTGCCCGCCCTACGGGCTTTCATGGGAGACGGCTTCATCGTTCTGGCCCCCAGGGAAGTCGATGGCCACTTGAGAGGACTGTTGATTGCTCAGGAGAGCGCAGGAGGCTTGTCCAGGCCAGCCCAATCTCCCGAAGGAGACAGGATCTGGCTTGACATCCCGCCGGTTAAAACCAAGGTGATCGCAGAAGAAGATATTAATCTTCGAATTTCGAGACGCGGTTAATTTGTTCTTCGAGCCAGGCGGTGTTGTCTTCGCCATCATGGGGCAGCTGAGTCTGCCCCGTTTTTAACCAATGCCTAATTCTCAGTTCAGCCTCTAGCGAGTAGAAAGGCTGAAGCCGATACCAGGCAACCCACTCAGTGGATCCCTTGTCCGCGTTACAGCGGCGGCAAGCAGGAATGCAATTCGTTGTTCTGTCCTCGCCGCCGTTCGACTTAGGGCGAACGTGGTCGATAGTAAGTGACTTGTCGTCGATGGGCGGTTGATCGCAATAGGCGCAGCGGTTGCTCCAGGCTTCCTTGATAGCTGCACGCCAAAGGCGTTTAGCTTCACTGCTACTTAATACTGTCATGTTGAAAACGTAGTCGGTTGGTCTCTCGTGGAGAGGAGGTGCTACGTTGTTCATTGAAAACCGGGAACAACGGTAGAGCGAAGGGCTGTTGAAGCGGTTGCCATAAGCTTTTAGCGTTGTTGCCCTAGGATACCTGCCGGAACACTAGGTTGGCCACGTTCCAGGGATGATGCTTCAAAATTTTCCAACAAGTCCTGAGATCATCTATAGCGCCATTGTAGCAGACGGAACTATTTCGCCGTTACTAGGCGAATACGTGTTCAAGGCCGGCGGGAGTACGGCTCCCGCTATTTCGATTTTAACACCTGGGCAGGACCTGCCGTCGTTGAAATCGACATCCGGCGTCGAGATCGTTATTCATGACATTGCTGACATGCGTAGGCGCGACCAGTACGATTCTAGTAACATCGAGACCACTTGGAAGGTCTTCGTGATTTGCTGGGAGCCGGCCACTGGAACAGAAATGAACGCGATCATCGGCCGAATCATGCAGATCTTCTCCGGAGCTGTCTCGATTGAGACGGTGGCTACCGCCGATGGCCTGGGGGCAATGGTCCAGACTATGGTTTTGATCCCGTCCGACAAGCCAATTCTCGGATAACGCGCCTTTGGCAATATAATAATAACGGGCCCCATGTGGTCCCGAGTACCTCCGCACGGGTTCTGCCCGTTATAACGAATGGCAAATTTTTCTGCTGCATTCGGGTATGATTTCTACATCGTGCCCTTGCTTTCTTCCGCTGTTGACGTGTCCTCTGTGCAATCCGCGGCGGCCGCTACTGACTTCTTTGATCCTACTGGCGCTCTGACCGGAGCCGCTCAGGTGGTCTACACGGGTGGTGACACTCCCTCCTTGACCGTTGGTGGCACTGGAATCGGCCTCAATGGCGACTTCGAGGACCCCACTACTCCCGCCGTTGGCATTCGCCTGGCTGGCCTGACGAACGCTTCCCTGCAGACCGACACCTCCTCTGAGGACATCTACACCTACGACGACGAGACCAAGGGCTTCAACCAGGCCGTCGCTACGACCAAGAGCTTCAGTGTTACCCTGTCTGGTGTGGCTGACTTCGCCGATGCTGGTTACCAGGTCTTGCGTCTTATCGAGCAAAACACCGTGGCCGACAGCCTCCGTGTCAAGTTCCTCCGCGTTGGTCCTACCGGCGTCGCTGAGTCCGTGTTCGGCTACGGCACCCTGACTGGCTACAGTGAGTCGAACGAAGTCGCGAGCATCGTGTCCTGGGAGTGTACGCTTACTGGATATGGCGCCTACGGCCTGGAGCTGGTTCCTAACGCTTAGCTGACTGGAGGCATCGCATCCGTCGATACTCTGTCCACCGCGACTGCTTTTGCCTCCTCTCAGACGGGAGCGGCAGTCACCCTCTCCGGAGATGCTACCGCTACCGTCGATACCGATGGTTCTGGCGACATCACCGCAGTCAACATCACCTCTGGTGGTACTGGCTACGCAGTTGGCGACACCGTCACTGTTACCGAAGTGGGTGGTACCCCTGGTGTGGGCTCCTTCCGAGTCGCGACGATCTCGTAAGACCTGTAACCGCGATGCTTATAGGCAAAAAAGCCAAGAGCCCTTTCGGGGGCTCTTTTTTTATGGCTGAAACTCGGTCTCCGTCGGCAGACTATATCTGAGTCGTCGAGCGCAGGCCGTGTCCCAGTTTAACATCCCAGTTGAGGTTCAGGCTAAGTTTAAGCAGAACCCTGACTTGATGAATCAGTTCGTCAGCGAAGTGGCGAAGGGATCCAAGGCGGCTCGTGAAGAATTTCTCAAAATTACGAATCAAGAGTATAAGGTTCAGATGGTCGCCGAGTTCAATAACTCGGGACAGGTTAGTAGTAAGATCAAGAAAATCAATGGAGACATCGACGGACTAGAGAAGGCATGGAAGAAGGAGACCAAGGCTCAGCAGGGGTCTGTTACCAGCCTGACCAAGCGCCTTAGCAACCTCAAACAGCAACAGAATGCTATTCAGCGCCTGGACGAAAAGACCGGCAAGCTCAACAAGAAATGGCTGGTTTACCAGAGGAGAATCAATGCAGCCAACCAGGCTCTTGCTAAGCAGAAGGGAGGTTTCCAGGGAATGCTTGCCGGCATGGGCAAGCTCGGCTCTGTTATTGGAGGTGTGGCCAGATTCACCCCGGTCCTCGGCAAGGTCATGTTTGCCGTTCAGGGCGTCCAGCAGGCCTTTGAGCTGCTCTCCATGTCAATAGGTAAGTTCGTCGCACGTCAAAAGGCCATCCAGGGCTTCCAGATGGCGATGGAAGGCTTCGGCATGAGTACTGACGAGGCCAATGGCCTTCTAGATGCTGCAGCCGGTATCGGTATGAAATATGGACAAAACATTCAAGGCATTGAGAAGGGCTTAAAGCGTATCACTCCCACTATGGTCGCCATGGGTGGAAGCGGCAAGGACGCGGAAGCCGTAATGTCTTCCCTGGCTGCAAGGATGGCAACCCTAGGCCTGAATAGCGAGCAGTCTGGTCGATACATGGAAGCCTTCGCTCAGGTCATGGGTAAGGGCAAACTGCAGTCAGAAGAACTTAACCAGCAGTTCTCTGAACTTGACGGCGCATTGCGTCCTGCCGTTGCGGAATTTGTCAAAGCCAACTACGGGATCAACGACCTTGATTCCGCCATGCAGAAGGGCGAGGTTACCGCGGAAATGTTCGCCGAGGCAATGGTCGCCTCCTCTGAGGAGATGCGTGACAGCCTAGGTGGCGCGGTCGATGGCATCCAGAACAAGATCGGCAAGTTCAACATTCAGCAGATGCAGAATGTGATTGACAACCTGAATACCAAGTCACTTGAAGAAATCGGTCGTCAGTTCGAATCAGTCGGAAAAGTTGTAATAAGCGTTCAGGCCACTTTCGCCCAATTCTTCAACTCGATCGTTACCCAGGGCAGCGCTTCTGGTGAGTTCGTTTCAGCGACTTTAACGATGATTGGTGGAGCGCTGGCTTTCGTTGCCGACATCGCAATGATCTCCATTAAGGGCCTCCTGGGCCTTGTCGAGGTGATCATGCAGCTTGGCAAGGCTATTGGCGAATTCATCTACAACATTCCCGGCCTTAAGCAGGCTTTTGACTTTATTGCTAAGATTGCCCAGTCTGGCGCGACGGGATGGGGCGATTTCAAGGACTTTGTCCTCCAAAGTAATAGCCGGATGAGGGAGGCAAACGAGACCTTGACACTGGGTGCTGGCAAGTTAAAGGACTATAGCGTCGCTGCCGGCACAGCGGGCAATGGTGTAGGAGAGCTGAAGGCCGCCACCGCTCAACTCAACCCAGAAATCACCAGGCTTGCTGACGAGGTGCTAAATGCGGGATCGGCAACGGCCAGTATGTCCAAAGAAACCAAGGAGGCTGTCGAGGCTCACGTTGCCCAGGCTCAAGCTATAAGAGGTTTGATCCAGGCGGCTCAAGACGGCCAAGGTAGCATGCAGGATCAAGTTGCTGCGGTTGTACAACTGGCCGACAACTTTGATGCCGCTACAGATTCGGAAGAGACTTTTGCGGCTTCCGCAGATATGGTTGCTGAGGGCCTAAAGTCTACCACCGAAGCGATGGAGGCAACGCTTGCATCACTTCGCCAGCGCTTGGCAGCCGGAGAAGATCTGACACAAGCTGACAGGGAGTCGCTGCAGGTCCTACCTGGCTTAATCGCCTCTTACCGAGACATGGCTGGTGAACTTTCCGCCGCTGGTGACAAGGTTTCAGACTTGGCTAGCAAGCAAAAGGATGCAACTCTTGCTGTCAATGAGCAGGTTAGTGCGATCGCTAATCATATCACCTCGATGAAGAATCTCGTCGGCCCTACCGGCGCATTTTCCGACGAGGAGAGGGAGCTGGCTGCCGAGGCTCGCAAAGCATCGGAATCTATTACGGCTCAGATTCAGGTTCTTGAAAACGCGAACTCTGCTATTCTTACCGCGGCCGGCGGCTACGGCGGCTTGAGCAAGGAGCAGTCGGAGCAAATTAAGAAAAACAACGACCTTGCTAACAAGCTCGCCAATACAGCGAAGGGCTATGAGGAGCTTGCCCAGGAGAGCACGAGAAGTGTCAACGCGATGGGGCAGTTGAACCCAGCGCTTAAGGGTGCAATTGCACAATTCTCAGCACTGGCAGAAAAGAAAAACAAGACGGCAAAGGAGGTTCGCTACCTTGAGACTCGTGCCGCAGCGTTAAGCCAGGTGATCAGCGGCGACCTGAGCGCTGCAACAAGCTCGTACAACGCACTGATCGAGAAGCAAATTGCGCAAAACGGCCAACTTTCCGCCTCAGAAGAGCAGAGAAAAAACAACCTGCTTAGCACGATCCAGGCGCTCAAGGGTGCTGAGACTCAGATGGATAGGAATATCCAGAAGACCGGCAGCCTCACCACGGCTGTTAAGACTATCAAGGACGAGTACATTAACTACGGCAACGCCTTGAGGGACCAGAGCACTGCCATGCAGTTCTCTATTGAACAGGCTCAGCGAGCTACAGGTCCACTCACTGCCATGGCGAATAACTTTAATGGCCTTGGCGGGCAAATTGCCGGTGTCACCGTCAAGGCTGGCCAAATGAAGACGGCCGTCGATTCTCAGATCAGCTCTCTTGAGGGTTTTGTTCAAAACCTGATCAATGCTAAGGTTGCTGGCTGGGAATTAACTGCACAACAGGAATCGCAGCTAGTGGTCGCGACTCAGTTGATTGAAAAACTTAAAGAGCAAAGCTCGGAACTGGAGAATCTGGCCGAAAAGACCGGCGAGGCGGACGGCGCCGCTAAGAGCTTTAGCGTCAGCTTTACCAACATGAAGCAACTGGTCACTGATGCGACCAACGAGATGAGATATGGTTCAGAGGCTTCTGGGACGTATGCCGAACAACTGGCCAGACTGCAAGCTGCTAGAACGGTTGCCCAGGACGTCGGTTCTTTGATCAGCAAGATGAAAGAAGCCAAAACTGCAATGGATGCGGCCGCTGCGTCTGCTGGCACTCAAAGCCAAGCGTTCATTGATGCGCGGGACCGCTACAACGACCTTAGGGACGCTGCCACCGACATGGTTTCCGCCATGGACTCCGCGACGGCAGGCTTCCAGGCTGCAACCCAGGAAGGCGACTCCTACGTCAAGGGGATGGAGGATGTTACTATGGTGACCGGCCACGGTACTCTCGAATTCTCTGAACTACACGACCAGGTCAGAGATACCACCTCGGCGCTGAGAGATCAGATCGACGGCTTAGACGCTCAGGCCACTAGCGTCCAAGGCTCCACCAATGCGGTCGACGGTCTGGCTTCAGCTCAAAACGGCCTGACAGGCGCTACCGACTCTGCTACGGCTGCTCTTGACGCTCAGGCACAGGCCCTGCGGAACATCGAAGCCGCGATGCCTACGGAAGACGTCATGGACATGAGCTACCAGCTCAAGAGCCTTAATGACCAGATCGCTGCTGGCGCGGAACCCGTGGACAAGTTGACCTCCGCAACGCAGCGTGCGACCAGCGCCGCGAATACCCTTACGACCATTGAGAGGGAAATGAACAACCTCCGCTCGCAAGGTGTCGCGATAACCCAGGAAATGGTCAACGCTCACCAGAAAGCGCAGAATGAGGCCACCTACGCCACAAACGAACTTAGGAACGCCCAAGATCAGAATCGCAAAGAGGAGATGGCTGCCGCAGCCTCTGAGAACGCTAAGAAGCTGGCTCAGATCCAAGCCCAAGAGCTACGCGAAAAGGAGCGAATCGCTGAAGCCGATAAGCGCCGCAAAACCGCCGCCGCCAACGAAGAAACAAGGGAAAGGGAGCGCGCCGCAGCGGCCGCCCAGCGGGACCAAGAGCAGAAAAACAGGGACACGGGTATTGCTGACAATAAGATTGAGCAAATCAGGAGGGTTTCCACTGCAGAGGGCAGTGCACAGTCGGCCATTTCTAACGCGCTTAACAATGCTAAGCCCGGAGACCAGGTCAGGATCTACCGCGACGGCATGTCCGAGGTGAACAGCCAGATTAGCCAAGCTGCGGCTGGCACTCAAAATCTCTCGAAGCAGCAAGAGTACTACAACAACCTAGTCAACGTAGCGGGTAGTAATCTGGGAGCCCTTTCCCGCTATCTCGGCACCGAAATCGTTGACGGGGTTCACGTCGCCGCCGATTACACCGCGCAATGGAACGGCAGCTTGAACGAGGCTGCCCAGTCCGTGAGCGCGGTCGACGACAACATGCGCAGAGCTGTCAGTACTCAGATCGAAGCGCTTAACCTTGCCGTCCAACAAGGGGATATCGACCAAAAGACCGCCGATCGCAAGATAAAACAGCTGGACAGGCAGCGCGAAGCAATCATGGCAAACGGCCAGCATGTTATCGAGCAAGGCGCCACCGAGCTGCGAATGGTAGAGTCCCTTCATAGGATGAGGCAGCAGGCACTTGCACAGCAAATGGCCATGCGCCAACAAGTCATCGATCAACTCAAGGAAGAGTATAATGCTGAAAATGCTATCCTCCAGCAGATCAATCAGCGCATTGCAGGAGAGAAGGCTGCGATGCAGACGCGTATCGACAAGGCTAAACTCGCCTATGATCAGCAATTTGCCGCAGCAGATCGCCTGGATGCTCGCCAGAAGATCCACCACGACCGCCGAATGGCTGAACTTAACTTCCAGCTAGAGAAGGCCAGGCAGATCGCCGATGCGCGCATCCGAGAACTGGAAAAGCTCACTCCCGCCGAGCAGGCGCTAGCAGCACTTCGAGAGAGGGAACTCAGGAAGCAGGCGTCGTCTGGCGCGACGCAGCGCGAGCGCCTCGAAGCTAGAGCCGCCCTGGAGCGGTTGCAGCGCAATAAGGAGATCGCCAGGCAGCGTGAAAAGGTTGAGGCTATTGAGCGAAGGGTTAACGAGGAGTTGGGCGAGCGCAGGTTGCAAGAGCTGGGACTGCTTGCTAAGAAATCAAGAGCTGAAGCCTCTTATCAACTCAGGGTGCTGAAATTCCGCGACATTTACGAGAGCCGAGTAAGAGACCTTCTGGGTTATCAAATCGCCGCCCGGGAGCGCCTGGCCGCTATTGATGCCAGAATGCTCGAAGGGGTGCTGGGGCAAGAACGCGCCCGCGAAGCTATGCAGACCAACAATAAGAACTTCATCAACGACCGTCAGGCCGTTCTTGATAACCTCAACAAGAGTCTTGATGGCCTCTCTCAGAGTGCGGGCAAGGCTATCGGCAAGATGGGCGAAAACATAGAAAGAGCTACGAACGGAAATGGCCAAGCGAAGCTGGAGGCTATCCAGAGAGCGCAGGCACTTATCGACAAAGAGCGGAGAGATCAGGCTAGGGCAAGTGCTAAGCAAGGAATGAAGGACGCATCTGATATAGGCTCGGCACGAATGACGATGGCTCAAGATATCAGGAATTACGAAATGCAGACAGCTGACCTGGTTGGCGAAAAGTACAAAAACATGATAAAACTGCCTGGCGGCGGCTATGGCAGAGCGTTAGGAACCACCAGCCTCCCCGCAAGGGCTGAGGGTGGCCCTGTCTCTGGCGGTTCTACGTACCAGGTTAACGAGCTTGGTACTGAGGGCTTCCTCTCTTCCTCCGGCCAGCTGTCGGAAATCAAAGCTCCCTCCTTCGGCTCCTGGAAGGCTCCTGGTCAGGGTACTGTTATCCCCGCACACCTGTGGAGCGAGATCAAAGCCTCTCAGCCCACCACAGTGGCCCCTGGAGCGTCCTTCAACAACGGGAACACATCAACCAACCAGTCAGCGCTTATCGCGGCTCTCAGCGGCCTTAGCGGCGGGTCTAAGGATAACATTACGAACAATGTGACCATCCAGTCTCAGAGCCCCGTACAAGCTGCCTCCGACATGCTGGTGTCCTTGACTAAGATCCGTCAGCGCAGGAGACGCGGATAGGAACACTGGCTTAGATTCGTCTAGGCCATGTTTCACTTCGGGAGTCCTGAGGATACCGCTAGCATCTACTGGGACAAGGCCGTCGGGGTGCGCGGCCCCAAGGTGCCTAGGCGCCCTGTGGACGAGATGTCCATGAACCAGCTAATGAACGCACTGGTATACGCCAGGGTTGCCCACTCTCTAGCCGAGACTGACTTGCAACCCAGAGCAGTGCTGGACGTTCTCGTTGCTCAGTACGACGAAGTATTCGAGGCCTTGGCTGATGTGAGCCCAATCCTTAAAGATTGCATTCTAGAGAATAAGCACAAGTACCTGGGCGGCTACGATAAGGAGAATATCGAGAAGTACAGAAAGCTCGCTGGAATCGAAGCGTAGGCATCCTAGACCAGCACTTTCAGCGATTCATGGCCTCAATCAGGCTTGTGTATGACACATACGATCTAGACTTTACTGACTTTGTTGATGGTGCGTTGCCTCGAACTTTCGTCGCCACCGCAGCGCTCAACAGGTCGGCTACCGGCGCTCAAATCCTGTCCGGCACTCCGTACGCTACGAAATTCATTTGGGCGATCAACGCTATTGTTACCAAAGAAGTAGCCCTGGAAGTCATGAATATGTTTGCTGTGTGGGATGCTGAAAGAGCCACCGGTAGCAGACCCACGGTTACCATTACCGATACAACCTTTGGAAGCGAGCTTGTCGCGAGCGGCGTGATTACAACAGCTCCTACCGTGCAGCGCTGGGGCGGAGCAAGCTCCAAGTATTACTCAGTGGCTTTCGGGCTTACTCAAGTTTGACATGTCTTACATTAACACCACTCGACAGTCTAGGTTGACCATTAACGGGGTCGACTATACCAACGTAATGATTTCGTGGTCCTGTAGCGACACGTCTAATTTTAATGACGGCTTTCTTCTGACAGCGGGGGAGGTTCGGATAGGCACGACCCAGCTTAGCCAGTTCGACTATCAAAAGAGAAAGCTGAAAAGAGGCGTGCCCATAGTACTTGAAGTGCTTGACCCCGACACCGACCTCTATGTTCGGCACCCCAGAGGGTTGCTGTACGTGATGGGTGAGGTGTTTGACCCCACCTCTCAGACCATCACGTTTTCGATGGGCTGCAAGTTGACCATGTATGCCGTCAAGGACGATGCGACAGAGTTGCTCGACCTTGCCCCGTTCGAGCTGGACGAATCAAGGCAAACCTTTGATAATGTAAGAAGCGCTTTCGCGGCTGCTGGAAAGATTCTGTATCAAAACAATCAGGGCGACCTCGTAAGCCTCGATGCTTTTCTTTACGACAAAGCAGCTGGCGACCCGGCTTCCGTTCCGATTAGCTGGTATTCGATCAGCGACGAAACCGTATTAAGCGTTTCCCCCCTAGTCGCGGCTGCGCCTATTCCTGATAGCATCAAACTCTCCTACGAATTCAACACGGAAGAACCTGACGACGAAGATCCTGAACTGATTACCGATGAGAACACGTCGACCTATGACATCAAATACCCCGGTGTGATTTTTACTCGCGTTGGCAGTGGCAGAATCCCTACTGACACCTCTGGCGACGGAGGAGGGGGCGGAGGTACCGTTTGCGGCAACTCTCCCCAATCCCCCGACGACAACACTCCTGGCTCTGGAAACCCTGGAACCTGTAGTGGCATTTTTACCACGGTAGAAGAGCCCACCAAGAAAAGAACCACCAGGACCGAAATCGCTCTTAGCACGTATGCTGGTGTCGGCAAGCAAGTTAGCGAGATCACCAAGGAGACTTATGGAGCTGCTATTGAGGTCAATCCTCAATACTATGCTGACAAATTTGCCTACTGCCGTTTCAATTACGCCACAGCATGTAATCCCAACGGATCCTGCAGCCTTGATGGTTTAGATGAGATCCTGCAGCTGCGCACGGTTGAAACCTACTCTTACGACAGGGCGGGAACGCTCATCGAGCGCAATCTTGAGGAGTGGCGCCCCAGCCTCGCGGCCGCCCAGCCATTCGACTGGCGCGCTGGCGTCATCGGCGGGGTTCCTACGGATTTCACGGAGATCTCTCCTGCTCCTTTGTTTAGGGCCAAGATCACTAACGCAAAATACGAGGTCGTCGATTCCAAAAATATCGAGACTATTACGGTCTCAGAAAGCTCTGCCGTCAAGTCGCGCTCTGGCATCGGCGCGACCCCTCAAGAGAACGTCGGGGGCGGAACGCTTCTGCTTGGTGTCCCTACCACTTTCCCTACATTGGCCGGCAGTTACAACAGCCTTTCCGTAACTACGATTAGCGGCAATGGCTCTGGCATGCGTGTAGATATCTCCTATCCGGACATGTCGGGCAAGGTTAAAAATGCTCGGGTTACGGAGGTTGATTACACAAATAAAGCCCCAAACAAGGATCCATTTGCCGGTGGATCCGGCCAGGGTTTCGTGGCTTCGGCGAGGCCTATCTACTCCTGGAGTAATGGACAAGCTACTGCCAGTGATTGGACCCTGGAAATCGACAATCCTGGAGAGGGTTACTCCGAAGGAGATCAGCTGACTTGGACGGAATCAGGAGGTGGCGGAACGAACAATACGTTTATTGTCACTGTTCTCGACACAGAGGGGACAGCTCCCTCGCTGAGCATCAATAGCTCAGGATCCGGCTACGCCGTTGGCGACAGGCTTAAGATTACTTCAGGTGCTCTAACTTCCGCCGTAGGTCAGGAAGTGTCTCAAGGGATATTTTTCTCTGTTGTAGGCTCTGCAGACTCTGCTGTCAACGGCGGCAAGTCTCTCGTCAACCTAGATACTATTAGGCGCCCTCAGACCTTGAACAAGGGCCACTATGTCAATGTTCCTGTCACCGTAGAATCAGGCAATGGTGGAGGCGCTAGCGTTAACATTGAAGCGATCAATACGGGCATCGTAACAAGAACTAGCGTTTACCAGGCACCTCGGAACAGTACTGGCGCTAACAGTCCGGGCTATATCAGATCGCTCGGCGATTACGAGGTTCCCGTCGGAGAAGGCAGCGGGAAAGGGCTTGTTCTGGAATTGGGTCTTGGCGAGTTTCGCGGTACTGGAGACTTGATCCCTCATGTGGTCACTGTTCGTAGAATTGTCAAGGCTGGCACTGGTTACATTAGTGGCGACATTGTTACTATTCCCTGGGAAACCATTGAGGAGGATTTTAGCCTGCCTATTCCCTCTGCATACCATAGAGACATGAAGATCAGTCTCCGAGCAGAGCGCGGCACTGTGCGGGTGTTCCCTTCTTCTGTTGGCGCCAACTTTGAGCCAGGAGACATCCTAAGCGTAAGCACTGATGTTCTTCAGAGCCTTGGCGCTCAAAACGAACCTGGCGTTGGCTTCCGGCTCCGTGTTAGAAGGGTCTCCTCCGAGATCGAGCTGGGCTCTCTTCGCTTGGACGCAGCAGAGGGCGTTAAAACCGTGACCGTGAACACGTCCAGTTCGAAGTCAAGTCTGCCCGATGCCCCGGACACGGTTGCCTCTCCGTCAATCGCTACTGAAACACTGGAGACCGAAATCACAGTCCGGGCGGACCAATATGCCGACGAAGACTTCGCTGGCCCTCTCGTCGTCGAGGAATCGCTGCCCGTGCCTCTGGTCCTTCCTACTCGCGATGACGTGCAAGCAGCAATGAACAGGTATTCTTCCTACCTTCGTCGCTGGTATCTAGGAGATGCTCTTGGCCTGCAGATCGGCGAAGCCTTGACGACCGAAATCCTCAACAACTGGCAACCTATGCTCGGTTTCAGGTACATTGATGCCGCATCTCAGGCCGGCCTAGCTATGCGCATGGACGCCTGCTCTTGGGGGGTAAGCGCCGACGAAGCGGTCGTCTCTGTGAACGGTATATGGTGTGGCAACGTAAACTATGACCCTTCATCTCAGATCTGATCATGCCTAACTATCCCGCCTGGGTTGAAATCAGTCTAGACGTGGGTAACTACGTTGAGACGATTACTGTCTACATGAACCTGGGTGTAAGTCAAGGACAGGCTGGCGATTCAGGAATTATTACGCCATTGCCCTCCAGGCCGGACGCCAGAGTCCCTAATACCATGGTTATCGCGGTGACTGGTTTTGTCGTGCAAAACGGCGATGCACTTAGCCCTGACGGCAACGGTTCTATCCCTCTGGCCTATGGTGGCCAGTTGTTCGTGGATGATGTTACATTTATTGATGAAGACGTTTTCGAGGCGGCGTAGGCATAATATAGCCAGATACGCTTTATTCGATGGCAATCGCTAGTTTAATCAGTGCCGGAGAGCTGGCGACGACTGTCCAAGAGCGCTTTGTTAACCAGGTGTTCGAAGTGGCCCTGGTTAACTCAGGCGGCGCCGCCTACAGCCCCGAAACAACGGTTGACGCCGACTTTATGGCGCAGGAGGTAACCGTTGGAGTGGGTGGCTATCATCGCCAGACTATTCGATATGACTTCGCAGACCTCGCTCCTTATTCTGACTCAGGTATCGGCCTAGCCACCAAGGCCGCTGTGTTTGATCATGACGGCAGCGCTAACACCATCAACTTCTCCCACGTTGTTCTTCTCCGCGGAGACGGAAATGTGACGGGAATCACCCCACCCGTTTCTACTCCGACAAACAGTGGCGGCGATACGATGGTTGACGGTCTCTATGTTGGCCTTCCCACTGCGACCAACGGGGTGGGAAGCGGCTGTACTCTGGACATCACTATTGTAAACAACGGGGCCAATGGCTCTAGTGACTATACGGTGGCTGTTAATGATCCTGGCATGGGATACCTAATCGGGGAATCGATCGAGGTTACGCCTGCGACACTGGTTGCGGCAGGGGCTTGCAATGTTGATCTGGGCTCCCTGACCTTCACGGCTGCCACCATCCAGGAAACAGGCAATCCCATCGTTTCCGCCTCCCCTACAGCCTCTCCCGTGGTCTTGGGCAACGGTAACGAGGCAGTGTTCTACTTCAACACGAAGCTATTTGGCTTCGCTGACGCGGACGGTTGATCATGGCTCCCTTAATCGACGAGATCAATGAAATGGCCGCTGCGGAGAGGCTGGCCACTGTCGAAGGCAGGCTGTCGGGCACTAACCCAAATGCCGATTTTGACGGCAGCGTGGCCGGCTTCTGGGTCGAGATAGACTCAACGGGTCTGGCGGTTGTCGAATACAAAGGGAAAAAGTATAAGGCGATCCGTCAAGGAGCCACAAGCCTTCCTGCCGGATCTTTGGTCAAGCTGACCTACTCTAACGGTGTCTACTTCGCTGACTGGTAATGCCTATCACTCCTGGCCATATTGGCACAAAATCTATTGCCGACAACACGAAGGTTGTCATTGAAATGTTGAACTCCAGGCCTTCGTACGGCGTGCCTTTCGAGGATGGGGTTAGGCGCCAGCCAGGCCAGATCGTCGGCTTTTTCAATGGCACTACAGGGACGGTTGAGTTATACTGTGTTGACAACACCGGCAGAAAAGCTATCAAGGTTGGGTAATGGCGATCAATCCACACCGTCTCGCGGTTCCGACCCAAGCTCGCGGCGTAGGCCCTGCTAGAGCCGTCAAGATCGTAACCCTCCCAACCTCTACTAATTTTCTTGACGCCCCGGAGCCGACAGTGGAAGGCGAGGTCTATCTGATCTCTTCTGGGGAATCAAGCCTCCAGAGCCAGGGCTCTCAGCTTGCTCAACTCTACGTGGCAGTAGACCTTCCCGGTACAGGATTGGCCTGGGTCCGAGTTAGTGTTACCGTTAGTGGGCAAGACCGTCGTACCGGTCGGAACTGGAATCACCTTGCGCAGCTCTCAAGAGGCTACTAGGAATACTAGCAAGCATCGGTCGTTATGAAGTGGCAACGTCTAAGTATTATTTCAATACCGGCGGTGACAGTTTCGGTGGCGACTTTATTGAGCTAAGTAGTGTTACTAGTCAGAATGGTCCCGGGGCTAATATCTGGGAAAGGACGACTGACCCCCTTTCCGTTGAGCTTCGGCCTAGCGAGCTAAGCATGTGCACCAACTCCAGCGAATGCGGGAGTGCTTTTATCTGTATTGACGGTGTCTGCGTAGACAGGAGCGGGTTCCAGCAGACTGGCGACCCAAACTGCGGCAACGCGGTCGACACTGGCGGAAGTTATGGCAGTGGCGGGTGTATCGATAGCGGATGTGTCAATCCTGATCCGGAATGCCCTAGCGGGATCATTATCTGCCGCCCAAACGATGAAGGCGTCGTATCGTGCGAATGTGCCGCCAACTGCAACGGTGATGCGGAGTGCGGCTCTGGCAGGATCTGTGTCGACGGTCGCTGCATTCCGGCTGAATGCTCCGTGATCACTGCATTGAACGATTGTGGTTTGCACTTCGAGTGTATCGATGGACGATGCTTCCCCGACCTCATCCTCTGTGACGGCGACAACCCTTGTCCTTACGGGTATTCATGTGTTAACGGGGTTTGCTGGCCCGACCCCGTCGACTGTGAGGTGGACAACGACTGCGAGCTTGGGTACGACTGCGTAGATGACGGCTGCCTGCAGAACTGCGTAGGCGACACGGACTGCGGCATTGGGTACCGCTGTGAAGACGGGTATTGCCGTCCTCAGGCTGAGCCCTGTAATAACGGTCAATGCCCAAGCGGCTACGACTGCGTGGACGGAGTATGCCTCAAGCCCTGCAACAGTGGTAATTGTGCGGACGGCTACGTCTGCATTGGCGGCCACTGCTGGCCCGAAGATTACGAATGTCCTCCTGGCACAACATTTGGCCCCAATGGCTGCAGAGGCGCCTGCTCCAGCTTCTGCGACAGCTATTTCAAGACTTATGGGAAAAGTGGTCCCGGCTGCAGTCAGGAAAAAGAATGCGACGTTTGCAATGAATGCAGCGAGCAATCCCTTTGTGTAACCATTGAAGAGAACAACCCTTGCTGGTGCGTTCCCCCGCAAGATGCTCCATACTGCTTTGACTGCTCTCAGGAAGGCGCCTTCGAGCAAAACTGCGAGGACTGCCAGTACTGTGCCGAGATGCCAAGCTATTTGTGTTCTTGCGGTGTCGAGCTTGAAGGCGGGGTCAAGATCTGCCGTACGGCTTGTGAGAATGGTGGTAAAAATATCACCCAGGAAGAACTTGAAGAAGCTGCTCTGGTCCAGTGTGGTGAGCTTTGTGGCGTCGATTCCGAATGCTACGGCTTCTGCGACGTTATCAATTACGAGATCCAGCCTGGCGAATCCCTTCCTGCGTGTCCTACGGGATATAGCTGCGGTCAGTTCAGTCAGTTTGGACAAGTCCAAGGCCTGAACATGGGTAGCTATTGTCAAAACGTTGCCCAGCCAGGCGGATATCTTGGTGACGGCTCGACCTCTTCGATCGTGTTGCAGGCAACCAACCTTCTCACTGGCGAAACGGATAATATCTCCTTCTGGGAGCGGGAGAAGGGCACAAGGTACAGCGCGGATGCTCCGGGCCCCTACCTATATGTCCAAAGACAGGATTGGGGTTTATGTGAAAAAAACGCGGCGACTGGCTCATTGTACGACCTTACTATCGAGGGGCCCATGAAAGGTGCCCAGTACACCTTCTGGTTCGACCCAAGCGTGTGCGAACTCAATACGGGTGGCGGCAGCTACAGCTTGAGCCCTACGATTAGAACTATTTATCGTGTTACGATCGCCACCCTCCATAGTCCGACCTCCTGGGTGGAGCACCCTACCTGGACTCCTTCCTTTACGGCTTACATTCCTGTCGACGAGTACGACATCACTACTCTTAAAGTCGTAAACCTGTCCTCGTGTAGCGCTGGTCAGCAGACTACGCTAATCGAATTCAATCCTGTCGAGCCCACCTTGAGCTATACTCGTCAAGAGTGCTTGACGGAAGGCCTGCCTCCTACTTGCTTGGACGCATTGCTCAACAACCCTTCTCGACAGCTTGCTGTTTCTATCATTGACGAAGACGATAGCTACGGCTCTGGTGAGCGAAACCTTGACTGGAATAACTTCAGAGCCGCTTACCCCTCAAAACCTTTCGCATTGCTTATCCCAGGAGAGAATCCCCTCAGCGTTCGCAAACCTGATGCTTGGGACGGATTCGAGTCTACCGTGGGTAGGCCGAACGGACAGGAACAAATATCCGACTACTATGAGATTTTAAAGGATCAATTTCCTCGTGGCATGGAGCGTGTTGATATCTGGGTTGACACCTCTGGATCCATGACCGCTAATACCGTTAGCCCTGACCTCGAAATCTTCATTAGCAGGCTGCAAGAAGAGGGCATTCAAGTCGTCGACATGAACCAGCTTGGAGCGGATCAAGGCGTCATTCCGAACGGCTCCGAAAAATGGATAGCCCCTCACGCCTACGTCTTAACGGGCGATACGGCGTCCGGTGACAGCTTTTACTGTGCAGACGAAGGGACTCGCGTTCAAATGTGCATGGTCGAGGCTTCTCAAAACGCCGTATCATCGGAAGTAAAAGTAATCGCAGACATGGAGTCAGTGGAACTGGCTCAGATCTATTTCAGCGATTGCATTGGAGGCGTCGACTACTATCAAGGAGAGATAACCGGGGTCCAGTTCGGCAAGAGTGGAGAAGGCGTCGTTACGATCACCTCAACGCCTGTGAGTTCGGATGCAGTCAGCAGACCATTCTTTCGCTCGCTTCAGTTGGATGAAGAGACCGGTGAGTGGGTCCTCATGCAGGTTAGCGCCCAGACTTGTACTGAAGTAGTTGACGCGGAAGAGGTTAACAAGGCAGCACCTCCCTTGCTCTGTACTGCTGTGGGTGACGAATTTGCCATCGTTGGCGTAAACGGAGACCAAACCGCTATTGTTAGATACAATGGTTGTGGCGATCTGAGCTGTGTCGCTTTTGATACTCCTTTCAGGGGTTTCTATGTGACCAGGCTTGACTCAGCAGGGTCCTACCTGGTTGAGTTCTACTACGGGAGTCAAAGCAATCTCAATACCCCTCAGCCACCTCTTTGGAGCCAGACCTTCAGCTCTTCGGAGTGGAGGGTCGACCAGTACACTCTTCCCCAATGGATAGTCTCAAACCTTCCACGAGGAGGAAGGAGCGGAACTAATATCACTTATGGAGGCACCTTCGGCAACGAAGACGACCTGGCTGCGGCTCACTCTACTTACATGCGTGACACCCTGCCTAACAACCCCTTGGCCCAGTTGACAATCCCCGACGTTATCAATAATGATCCAACCAAAAGAATCATTGCAGGACCCATCGCTTTCCCGGTATATGGTGGCAACACGCTGTGGAGTACCGATAATGATCCCTACGACGTAATCGAGGACGGCAAGGCGATTCCTTCTGGTGAGTACGGCTTCGATCTTTGGCCTACGTCGATGGGTGGGCCCAAGAGATCAAGGGGCTCCATGTCGGGCGTTAATAGCAGTTTCGATGACGGGGGCCAGCTCATGCTTCCCTTTAATCAATGGTACGGAGGCCGGTACCTAAGCCCGACCTACATGCACGGTGCGCAGGGTATTTACGGATTCGTCTATGGTTCCCCAAGCTGGGATGCCACCCCTTCCCCAGGTATCCCAGAAGAAGCGCCTTGCGTTCTTTTCGAGGATGTCGGCAATATCAGCTGGCACGGCCAGTGTGAAGGGTACAAGAGAAGCACTTACTCTATTATAACTTACCCGGTATAGCTGGCATCCTAGTCAAGAGGCTCTTTCGTTGTGGCAGTTTACCCGGATCGCATTGTTCTAAAGAACTCCACTGACTTGGATGCTGACATCCGGACAGCGATTGGCGTAGGTGGGACCGATGAGATCTTCTTCGGTGAGGTTGTCCTTGGTCTTGGAACAGGCACCGCCAGACTGTACACTCGTGACGCTGGCGACAACATTGTTGCCTTTGGTGGAAGCAATAGCGAATCTACTGGCGGACTTGATGATGTAGACCTGACCGGCTTGGAGGACCTGGACATCCTTCAATGGATTGCCTCTGAGTCCGCCTTCAGGCCAAAGACAATACGAGAGGCTGGCGCTCTTGCGGAAGTGCTCGACGATGTGTCACCAGAGCTTGGTGGTATCTTGAATGTTGGCAGCTTTGGCTTCACGGCGGCCTCTAGCACGTCTACCGTCAATCATGACTATTACGGGCAATATCGTCAACTAAAGATTGCGAACCCCGGCGGCACCAGATCTCTGACTCTGGCTTATGACGGGGTCGCTGATGTCACCTATACTCTCCCCGATGTCGACGGGAACTCGGGCTACGCGTTAGTGACGGATGGGGCTGGTAATCTCTCCTGGTCCGCTGGCGTCGCGGCCGACGTTAGCAATGTTTCCTGGGATGCTCTGTCGAACATTGAGGTTCGCAGTGTCGGCAGCAGGGCTGTGTGGTCAGTTAGCAACTCGTTTGGCCATTCGCAGGGCATTATTAACCCTACGGGCTACAATAACCACTCCGCTGGCCTAAGGGCCAACGAAAGCGGCTTTGTTGGCCTTTACAACGACAACGACGGCGACCAACGCATTTACATCGAGGACACGGGTGTCGCCTCCTATCTCAGGGGCATTTGGCTGAAAGACGGAGGCACTCATGTTCGTATGAACGATGGCTATATAGGGTACAATACAACCGCGCCAGTAAGAGCTGCTGACGGACAATTTACAACTTTTGGTGACCTGGACGACCTGGAGCTGTCACTTCAGACGGACATTGCCGCGGTCACGCTTGACGACCTTGCTGATGTTGACCTTACCACCATTCCGCCAATTGATGGTCAAACCCTTGTTTATAATTCGGCCGCTTTTGGCGGTCAGGGTGGGTGGCTATCCGCTTCTTTGCCTGGGTCTGGAACGGTCACGAGCGTCGATTTGTCTAACACCGGAGGCCTGGCGGTTAGCGGTGGGCCCATCACAGGGTCAGGCACGATCGATGTCGGTCTTGAGGTGCTTGGAACGGTAGTTCCTGGTAGTTACACGTTTTCCAGTATTACGGTCGACCAGTACGGTCGGGTCACTAGCGCAAGCTCTGGCGGTAACGGTGCTGGACTTGTCACCTCCGTCAACGGCCAAAACGGCGATGTTAACCTGGACATCTTCGATCTCACGGACGTCCGAGGCATTCCGGCTGCGCCAGCTACTGGCTCTCAGGATGTTTACGGAACGTGGACAATCCAAGCTTTTGGCGGAGAGACTGTTGCGGGGAACGGTCGATGGAAGGCTCAGGTAGACCCGGTCAGCGCAAGCATTTCTCACATATTCTTCGCCCTGAATGATGGGACGCCAACGAACTGGAGTACCGGCGTTGCTAATGCTATTGCTGGATCAGCATCGGAAACTCACTACTTCCAGATCAAGATCAATGAATTCCTATATGAGCCTGTCGAGATCACTAGTCTGACCGCGGACGGGACCTCCGCAACCCTATCCTTTTTGTCTTCGGCATTGAATGTCGGCTTATTCAACAACGGCGACCTGTCGAGCAATTCCAGCAAGCTGGAAGCGAGAGAACTTGAAATAGGAATCGGTCCTGCGGACTCTTTCAACTTTGGCACGACCGCGGCGGTCGCTGGTCAGTTCATGCAATGGACGGCCGATGGAGCTGATCTTTATCTTCAGCCTCACACTCTTAAGATCGAAGACGCTAGCAATGTTTCCACCGCACCCCCTTCGAACAAGGACCTACTGCAATGGAACCCCAACGCCCAGCAGTGGATGCCTGGCGCTCCTCAGATAAACGACAACTCAGATGTCGATACAAATACCTCGGCCCCCTCGGAAGGGCAGGCCCTGGTCTGGGATTCGGTTAACAGTAAGTGGGTTCCAGGGAGCGTCAGCCCGGGCAGCACCTGGAGCTTGACGGCAAACGGTACGAGTGCCTATATCTTTAATGGCCCTGGACTTGACAACGCTCAAAATCCAACTCTCTACTTGGTGAGAGGGCAGACTTACGAGTTCGAAAATACCATGGGGGCTCACCCCTTTCAGATTCAATCGACAGCTGGGCAGGGTGGCCTTGTTTATAACCTGGGCGTCGACAACAACGGAGTCACTAACGGCAAGCTGACCTGGGAAGTCCGAATGGACACGCCCGCTACTATGTATTACCAGTGCACGGCGCACGCGGCCATGGGAGGCACGATCTACGTGCTCGACGAGACCGGCTCAGGCAGTGTTAGCAGCATAGATGACCTATCGGACGTCGACACCTCTACAACGCCCCCCACAAGCGGTCAGGCACTTGTCTGGAGCGGCTCTGAGTGGGCACCTGCGGACCAGGCCGGAGGAGGCGCTGTTAGTATAAATGATCTAACCGATGTTGACACATCGACCATTCCTCCGACCACCGATCAGGTTCTCGCCTGGAACGGTTCTGACTGGGTTCCCGCAAACCAGACCGGCGGCGGGACAGGGACGGCTAGCGTCATCGTCTCGGAGACCCCTCCGACTGCTAGAGACGATGCTAGCGCCCTGCAGGAAGGCGACATGTGGTGGCAAATTAGTACTTCGTATCTTTATGTCTACTACGACAGTCAATGGACACTTACCAGCGGGACTGGAGGTGGCGGTGGTGGTGGTAGCACTACAACCCTTGTTTCAGAGGACCAGCTCACTGACATTAATGGACATGCAACCTTTACCACCCTGGGAGCCAGCGGTACTCTTGTTAGTATCACGTCCTCGACCGACGCCTGGGTTACCGTATACGCAACGGCGGCAAGCAGGACTGCGGATGCCTCTAGACTATTCACGGAAGACCCCGAGCCAGGATCCGGTGTTCTGGCTGAAATGTACCTTTCTACAGGTAGCACCGTCCTGGCTACGCCAGGTACTCAGTACTTTAACGGAGAAGCTGTGCCGGTTTCCGCCTTGTACGTTGCCGCACGCAACCAGAGCGGCACGGCGATGACGACGAGCATAACAGTGCAGGCCTATGCGGACAATCCTATTACTGCTGTTTCCGGGGGGACATATGGTAGTGGCTAGGAATACTAGCGAAGACTAATCCCGAATGATGACGGAACTTAATGCGCGGATCAAGCCCAAGAAAAGTTCCGTTGCTGGCGAAGTCCCGCAGGCCTCCGACCTGGATGTCGCCGAAATTGCTGTAAATACCGCCGATGGCAAGCTGTTCGTCAAACATACCGACGAAACTATTAAGGAGATCTCGGGAACCGGAGGAAGCGGAGGAGCTGCAAGTATTGATGAGTTGACTGATGTAGACACTTCTACAAACCCACCCACTGATGGGCAAGCCCTGGTCTGGGATAACGCAAATTCCGAATGGAAGCCCGGGACTGTTAGCGGCGGTGGTGGTGGCGCAGTCGACAGTGTTAACGGTGAGACAGGGGTTGTCGTTCTTGATCTCGAAGACCTGGACAACGTAAGTTCTCTACCCACACTACTGGAGCTGCCTACTCGGGACGGCAACCTCTGCAATAACAGCGGCAACGATACGTGGGACACCAATTCTTCTAACTTCTTTTACACCGCAAAAGGTGGCGCCACTGAGACCCTGATGAACCAGCTCCAAGTTGGTGATTCTGTTACGTTCAACTGGAGTGATGGAGGCTCTGAGACTAAGACGATTACAACCGCCAATACTTCAGCCTGTGGCGGTGCGAATTATATCAACACGGACACAGACTTCAGTCTTGAGCCCAGTTCGGGCGGGGTTACGATTACCTCCCCTAGGTGGGGCGGCGGAATAGCTACTGACGGCCAGGTTCTGACCTGGGTTGGTGCTAACGGCCGGTGGGAGCCTGCGGATGCAACTGGTGGTGGTTCGTCCACCCTGGCAGGGTTGACTGATGTCACGACTACAGATACCGCAGACACTAGCATCTACCAGTTCGGCACCTTGCCTGCCTATACTGGTGGCCGCGTTGTTGTCAACCCTAATGCAAACTCGGCTTATGCTTATGCTGGATTGAGCGCCTTTGACAATGGCAACATCGCCTTGGTTGGCGGCTCGTCATCGACAACGCGTACTACTGTATTCCTGAGCAGTACTGAGGAGGTGTTCTTCCAAGCAGACCCTGGGGTTGACGGCTCAATCGCGACTGATTGGACCCTGAAGATCGAGGCCGACGGCACCGACGGCCAGGCGGCTATCTACAGGACAGAGCCCACTATTGGCACTGGTACTAACGACCTGGTTATTCCTAGCATGGGCCAGGTGCGGGCTTACGTGGATGCGAGTGGTGGTGGTGCAGTTTTTCCGCTGCCGGCGGTCACCGGGTCATTTATCAACAGTGACTCGACTGCAGCTACCTCGCAAGTACTCACCGCGCCTGCTCATAACACGGGTGACCTCCTGGTCGCCTGCATCATGTCACGCAGCTCCGGTGGCACCTTGACCCCTCCTAGCGGGTTTACGCTGTTCGGCGAATACCTTACCTCTCTTTCTCTCTCTGGTGATGTTCAGAGTATTAGCGTCTTCACGAAGGAGGCAACCGCGTCTGAGCCCGCCACGTATACATGGACCCAAGCCTCCTCTGCTAGGATTTGCGGGCTCATTGTTGCTGTGGAAGCGGGCGCCGTTATCACCTCTATTACCGAAGGTTACGGCAACGCAACTACCGCAACGATCGCCACTGCTGCAAATCGATTGAATATCACGGCCGCTACGTGGATGTATGCGGCCACGAGCGTGGGTGAGACTTATTCTCAGACGGGCCCTGGATTGGTCGAGATCACGGATTCTCCCGTTGCGCAAGCAAGAATCTCTGGTGGTTACACAACACAAGAGGGTGTTGTGACATCAACGCACGACGCGTCATCGAGTGATGATAGCCCCAATCACGGGATGATTAATATCGCTCTCAAGCTTACTCCTTCTATCGACAGTTTAAGCGATGTCGATACGACAACAGCCGCTCCAACTGATGGCCAAGTACTGACCTGGGTTGATGCTAATAGCAAATGGGAGCCTGCAGATGCAGCAGGTGGTGGCGGTGGTGCTGTTGACAGCGTCAATGGTCAGACGGGCGTGGTATCGCTCGATCTAGAGGATCTTGGCAATGTTCTTGACCTCGCCGCTGTTGTGTACCAATTTACTGGAACCAACACGGCCACATACCCTACGCAGGCTGGAGGCGAGTTCTATGCTGCTGGAAGTAGTTCTAATGCCTGGTTTGATGATGTGGATGCGAACGGAGCCGACTTCGCAACTACCGCCTTGACGAAGGTCATTGGTGATCCTATCTGGATCTCGACAAATGGCGTGAGCTTTACTGAGCACACACTCGCGGCGGAGGACGTTGTGGTTAGCTTCGGGGCGAACAAAGTTCGCCTTGACACCACTATTGGATGGCCCAACTCTTACAACGGGGGCAGTCTGAATGACGTGTATATCGCTTGGTCTGATCCAGGTGTTACCGACCCAACCGACGGCCAAGTCTTGACCTGGGTTGATGCTAACAACCAGTGGGAGCCTGCGGATGCAGCGGGTGGTGGCGCAGTCGCCAGTGTTAACGGTGAGACAGGTGTCGTATCGCTGGGCATCCAGGACCTAAACGACGTGGTCGTACCTTTTAGCAGCGCACCGATCTTCGAGTACAGCACCGTGAGCTGCGACTCCTCATCTGGAGCCTTTAACGCCCCTGGCCGAGGGCGATTCGGAGATGCTAATATCACTTTGTATTACCTTGATGATACAAGCCAAGATACTAAAGCTGCTGCGGAGGCCGCAGTTACCGCGAATGGTGGCAACACTGGCGTGCCTGTCTGGGTCAGTCCAGACGGAACAACCTGGTACCAGTACTCTGTTACGATTTCTACCGCCTCCACTTCGGTAACCCTCCAAAGCGTTGGCTATACTCACTGCGACGGTGGTACGGAGTATGTCGCATTCGAGGATCCTGCTAATCCTGTTTTGGACATTCCCGATGGCCAAGTACTGACCTGGGTTAACGCTAACGGCCAGTGGGAGCCAGCAGATGCAGCAGGTGGTGGTGGCACTACCACTCTTGACGGGCTTAGCGATGTCTATACTCCATCGCCTTCCAACAACGAAGTACTGAAGTGGGACGGCACTCAATGGGTTTCAGCGACCTTTGGCGGCAAGGGCGACTATGTCGAAACGAGCGGCGACTTGACCCAGTTTCCGCTTCACGGTATTGATGGCTTTTACGCTGACCAGGCCGCGCTTGAGGCAGATGGGTTTACATTTATCACCAACTCGGCAAATGCTGATGATGCGGCACGGTCCTTTTCTCCTGGAGCTTCGTGGGACGGGATCTCTTTTCTGGGGCAGAGCCCAGGAAGTGCTAATTGGTTCATGAACTCCAATGGCGGCGTAGGGTTTGACGCTAGTGGTAACTCGACAGTCGCTAGAAACGGAGACTCGCTCTCTGCCACTGCTAATATCGATTTTTACGTCTCCTGGTGGAACCAGGATACCGCAACTCGCCTTGCTGGCTACAAAGAAGTTACGATTGACGGGACTGACTGGCTAATTGTCCGTGCTGACATGAAGATTCCATATAATAACGCGAGCAATGGTTTTCCTGTGGAGGCTTGGTTCAGCAAGAAGGGAGAAATCTCTGTTCGCTACGGAACGTCCGTTGGTGGCGCTACTTTCACGGTCAGCTCAACAGCCAACGTAATCTGCGGCAGCGGAAGCGTTTACGCTGGCACCAGCGCACCCTTCACCAACCTGACCAGCTCTGGCGCTTATGGCATTTCCTACGACTTACCAGTTGGAATACCTATTGACCTTGACGACCTCTCCGACGTAGACACCACTACAACTGCTCCCACCGATGGCCAAGTGCTGACCTGGGTTGATGCCAATGGTCAGTGGGAGCCTGCGTATGCGGCAGGTGGTGGCGGTAGGTCCGCAGTTGCCGTTACGACCTCGTCTCTCGCTTCTGGTGCAAGTGAGGACGTGACGCTTGCAGGAACAGGCAAGGCTGGACAGTTCATGTCTGTAACTACCGATAGACCTGCCTGGGTTGTGTTTTATACTGACGAAGCTTCCAGGGCCGCAGATGCTCCCAGAACTGAAACTACCAGTCCCTCGCCTGGGTCTGGGGTGTTAATGGAAGTTATCACTACGGCTGCTGAGACTGTTGTCATCTCTCCAGTGGTCAACTACTTTAATAACGAATCGTCTCCCGTAGCTTCTCTCCCCCTGAAGGTCACCAACAAAGACGCCACAACCCAGACGGTTCAGGTTGACGTGAAACTGTTATCGACAGAAGCCTGATCGGAATACTAGCGCAGTTCCTGCCTGGTCATGGCCCATACAAAAACTGATTATGCGCTGTCAGCCGGCTTTACTGGCGCGGATCTTCTCGCAAAATTAGGAGAAGCGTTTGCCGGCCTCGGTTACATGGCTAATGCTACAGCGTGGCACGACAGCTTTACTGATATCAATGGGTCTGAGGTCAGGATTGTTCAAATGACATACACTGGAAACACTGGAACATATAATACTATTTACCACGCTTTTATGAATAAAGCTACTTATGACGGCCTTTGGTATACCGTTTATTATGACTGGAACACAACTACGCATGAATCGCAGGGCACTGCACAATACGATTACGTCAGTTCATACGAACATCCAGATAGCGCAGGCGATGCCGTTTGGAATGTTTACTACGTCAGGCTGGCTAACCCTTCAAACGCTTCTGATTACACGATTTCGACCTACGCAGGTGCTGCTGGCGAAGCGCCTCTGATCAGATTTCATAACACAGCCGAAAGCAGGTTGTTCCATTTTGTTCCCACGGGTAGTGCCGCTATAGTTGTTGATGATTTCAGTAGCTATGGGCCTCCTCCTATGATGACAATGAGGCTGAAAGGTGATAACTTTTACTTGGCACCAATGATTTTCACCAGCAGATCCTCCATGGGATACGCCGACGTCAATACTAGTTCATATGACTGGACGCTTTCTCCTACTTATGGGTCTCATGAGACGGGTGGTAATGTCAGCTCTAAAGGTCTGGCAGATTCTTACGAGCCACACACGAGGGTCGGAAAAGCATCTCTGTCTAGGTATACTGGGCGTCAAAGGTCTCCTTATTTCCTGGTTGCCAAAAATCATCGAGCAGCTGGAATGGCCTACGATGCGGTTTTTGGTGACAATTTTGCCTTAATTGCAGGCTTTACTGGGGGCAGTTTTACGCCTGCTGTGGGAGATTTTCTTATAGTCAGTGCTGGCGTCGAAGAGTACGAAGTCGTCCAAATAGATGTCAGCATCGATGGGTACGCTGAGTGGTATGCAGTTGCTTCGAGGTCAGTCTGATGGCTAGTCATAACATTTCTCCGTCGACATCTTTTGATACTCCTGTAAATGTAACTACGGTAGATGGTTATGATGATTTAGGATTTGTGCCTACTATCGCCAGTACTCGGTGGTTGTCTTCGCCTGCCATTTCTTTCTCCACTATTACTAGCGCAGGAGGAGCCCCTGAAGGCCCGTCGAGACCCTCGTCTGGACTTGTTTACCCGATTGTCTCGTCATAGGTACCCTAGCCCAGCTTTTAGTTGGCCATGACTCCGGAACAGCTCGCACAAGAACTTTCCTGCGACGGCGTTCTTCCTGTGGGGCCCTGTTCTGGATGGCCCCGCGCCAGGCATGAGGCACTGCTAACCGACCTTCGGCCGAGTCAGCCCAAGAGGCCTACACTTCCTCGCCAAGAGCGCGACACAAAGGTCAAAGCGACTGCCTCTCAGATGGCAAAGGGTTTGATCAAGAACGCGGCTACAGCTATGACGAGGGGGCGTGTGGCTGCCGCTGTACGCGAAGAGCGACTAGATACCTGCAAGGCATGCCCTCATTTTATTGAGGCCAGCAAGCGTTGCTCAGAATGTGGGTGTATGATGGAGGCTAAGTCTTGGATTAATGGCAACCCCAAGCAGCTTTGCCCTAAGCAGAAATGGGCTCGTTGAGCCTCATTGGCATACTAGCTGCGTAACATTCGTCCAGGGGTGATCCCTGGTCTTTCACATGTCCGAAGAAAACCTCAACACACCTGCAGAGAATGCAGCACCCGAGGTAGCCGCTCCAGCTCCGACTGGTTCCGGCGAAGATATGATGCCCCGCTCCGAGGCCGAGAACCTGTTAAAGGCTCTCAAGGCTGAGCGCGAGGCTCGCAAGCAGTATGAACGTGACCTCAAGGAAACCAAGGCGAATCTTGAGCGTTTCGCTGAAATCAATCCTGAGGAGTACACTAAGCTACAAGAAGAGGCCGCCGAGGCTGCTCGCCTACAGGCTCAGTGGGGCGAGGTTCGCGACGCCATGGAGACTAAGTACTCTAGTCAAGCACAGGAAGCTATTCGTCGTGCAGACGCTGCAGACCAAGCTCTGGCTGCTTACCGCAAAAAGTATGCCCTGGAGAAGGTCTTCAATGGCGCTGGTGGCCGTACCGACGCTGTGGACGGCGTTTCCTTTTTCGACCTCCTTTCCGAGCAGGTTGGTGGCACCTTCCGCCATGAGCCTGATGGCACGTTAACTGTTATCGACGCGGCCGGCGATCCCGTCATGGACAAGGAGACCGGCCTTCGGATCACCCCCGAAGAGCATATGGCTAACTTCAAGCGTCACCCTGTGTTTGGCACCTTCTTCAAGGGCGCTAAGGGTGCTGGTGCCGGCATTGGCTTCAGCGGAACTGACGCAAGTGGCGCGACTGTGGACGACCTGACAGCCCTCTCTCCCGAAGAGATGTTCAAGCGTGCCTTTGGTTGATAAACTGAAGTGACTCTCAGACGGAATCATACGAGCCCCCATTTGGGGGCTTTTTTATTGGTATATAGCGTTTAGGAATAATACTTGTAGATGATACCCTCAAGGGTCGTTTCGTGATGAGGCGAACTGGAAGGGTGTCCTGAGACAATGAGCGCGATGCTCGGCGACTCGATCACCCAAACCTTTTCACCTTTCATCTTTTAGGTAATCAAAAATGGCACTTACTCTGCTCGAAGCACAAAAGCACGCCAAGACTCCTCAGGAGCTTGCTGTTGTAACTGAACTGGCCGCTGGTCAGCTCATGTCTGTTCTCCCTTTCCGCAACATCGAAGGCAACGGCCTTTTCTGGAAGCGTGAAGAGAGTCTGCCCGATGTCGGCTTCCGTAACTACAACGGTGCCCTGGCCGAAAGCTATGCTGAAGTCAGCCAGCAGTCCGAGAGCTTGAAGCTGTTCGGCGGCGACATCCGCGTCGATAAGGCTATCATCGAGCTGGAAGGCGCTGAAGCCAAGGCTTATCAGGTTCAGTCCCGCGTCCGCGCAATGCGCATGGCTTGGGAAGCTCTGTTTATCAACGGCGACTCCAACCAGTCCCCTTCCGAATTCGACGGTCTGGCCGCTCGTATCGCTGCTGGTTCTTCTCAGTACTTCACCAACGGCGCTGGTGCCCTGAACCTCGGCAAGCTTGACGAAGCCATCGACAACGTGGACGCTCAAGGCGGCCGCAAGTACCTGGTGATGTCGAAGTCTGCCCGTCGCGCCCTCAGCCGTCAGGCCCGCACCAACACTCAGATCGAAATCACCCGTAACGAGTTCGGCTACCAGCAGATGGTGTACGCCGGCCTGCCCGTGCTCGAACTGGACCGCGACCACAAGAACGTGCCTATCCTCGACAGTGATCCTGCTGCTCAGGACCTCTACGTTGTGTCCTTCGGCAACGACCACCTCACCGGCATCCAGAACGGTGGCGTGAACGTCCGCGAACTGGGCGAAGATCACAGCACCCCCACCATGGTGACCCGCGTTGAGTGGTACTGTGGTATGGCCCTGATCAACGGCCGTGCCGCTGCACGTCTGGCTGGCTTCAACGCTACTGTCGACCCTTCCTGATCTAACTAACCAGATCCACTGGCCTCCTTCGGGGGGCCTTTTTTAATGTTTGGAAATCTATGAAGTACACATGCCCTATCTGTCATGGCTGCTCGCTCAACGGGCATCTTTCCTCGGGAAGGTTTTAACCTAGACAATAGCTTCAAACTTGTCGAGGGAGCTGGAACAGAGGCCCCTGTTAACGTTCGCAATGTCCGTACTCTGCGTGTAATCGCAACAGGCATCAACTTGACTGGCGATGCTGTTGTGGCAATCGAGATTGGCGGTGAAATTGTTTACCAGAAAGACGCCGCTGGCTTTGCTTCCGACTTGGACCCCAATGGTGTTTTCATCCTGCATGTTCGCGGATTCAACAAGCCTAGCAATCTTTGCGGATTTGTGCTGTTTGCAAACACTGGTACCGCTAGTGTCGACGCCAATGGCGGTGTTTTTGTTGAGCTGGTTGACGGCCCCGCTCGCTAATCGGTATTCTACAGTGTAAGCCAGATTCGCTACGGTAAGTCTGGCACTCTTTGTTCTTTATTCTGTAACCTACAATGGCTGCACGTTCTACTGGCCTCTTCCCCCGTGAAGGTTTTAACCTCGACGCTCAGGCCGAAATCACCACTTCTCCTACTGCTGCTGCAGTGACCCTGGCTAACGCCAAGACCATCCGCGTCATCGTGATCGGCCTGGCTGGTGGCGACGCTACCGTGACCCTCGGCGGTCAGGACGTCGTGATCACTGAAGCGGCCGACCTCGATCAGAACGGCGTGGGCATCGCTCACATTCGTGGCGCCCTCTGCGACGCTGACAACAACGTGTCCTACGCCCTGAGCGCTGGCGCTGTTGGTGGCGTGTTCTATGAGCTGGTTGACGGCCCCCGTCGCTGATCACTAGTCTGAAAAACTGAATATCACAGGGCCCCGCAAGGGGCTTTTTTATTGGTGGAAGACTACTAGGTACCCCTTGCAAGGACTCAAATGGCAGACCGTACTTACGGCA